CAGGGGCGTTGCCGGTAACAGCCAACCAACCATTACTAAAATCCAAAGAAACAGCACCTATAAAAGAAAAATCGACAACTTCACTATTTGTCAATTCCCTGTATTTGTTTGTATTTCCGCCAAAAATTTTATCAATGCTGTTGTTAACTACCTGTTTCATAACAAGTAAGTTTGTGTTGGTTAGATAAACAGCCCTATCGGTAGCATTTGACCAAGCTGCGTTTGCCAAGGTCGGGGCGGTTATCTCGTTTCCTACACCAAGTAAGTTAGATGTAACTAATGACGGCCAAGTTGTAGCACCTGAAGTAAGTTCTGATAATCTACCTAAATACAAATTGGTGGATGTTGCAAAAAATGCACAATCAAAACCTGAATTTGATGTGTGCTGCGGTGTCGCAAAATATTCCGAGTTTATTGCAACAAGAGTTCCCGATAAAGCAGGTAAGTTTCCTGTTTTATGGACAAAAGCATCTCCTGTTGTGCCAAAAGCCCTGCAAACATCAACGGTACCGCTCGTCGTTATGTTTATGACAGCACCGCCCGGAGCAGTTGACACTTGATAGTCGTTTGCTGTGGGGTTTCTTACAAAATAAACCGTATTGTTGGTTAGTCCAGCACCGCCCGACAAGTTTGTAAGAAAAATAGGATCGTTGTTGTTGTACCCGTGTCCGGTCTGTGTTATCCTGTCTGTTACGTCGTTGATGGTGTTCCCTGCCGTTATAGGACAGTTCAACGTTGCGTTGGTGGAGTAAACGTAATATTGATGTGTAGCTGCAACACCGTTATGAACATAAGCTCTGTTGTTAGCTTCATCAATAATCACACCTGTTGAGGCAGTATTTAGCTGTCCAGCTCCTATGTTGTTTGGATCTTGTAAAAAATATGTTGCTTTTTGATTTGAGCCTGTTGCAAAAGGGAATAGTGTACCGGGAGCTAGTGGAGTAAAATCAGCCAAATCTACATTGTTAACACAATACAGTCCACCATTTACCAATACGGAACCAGTAACTGCTACAAAAATCCTAAATCCAGCGTTACCGTTATCTATTACCTTAAACCCTCTGTAGACAGCGGTGGTTCCCGGTGTATCGGCAAGCTGCATTCTTATCATACCGACGTATGATATATCCCCGTTGTTGAGGTTAACCGTATGGCAAGTTATGGTAGCTATAGAGCCAACCTTTGCTGCAATATGATAAAGTCTGCCGTTAGGAGACAAATAAGACATTACTGGGGTAATTCCTGCCGTGTCCGCCAAAACATCTACATATTTATTTAAAGATGGGCCTAAAGCCGTATCTCCATCCACCACACGGTTTAAAACTCTACCTTGAATTGTAGTTTTTGTTTGATCGTAAACATTAACAACATCATTCAATAAATCGGCTTTAACAGTTTTCATAGTCACCTCTAATTAATAGTCCACACAATACTATCTCTTCTATATTTATTCCCTACTTGAGAATAGTTTATTGTTTTAATAGCCTCAACAGAAGGAAATGTTGGGCTAGTATATTTTATTTGCACAATTCTTTCATTTTTTGTACCAAAATCGGCGTAAGTGATTTCTTGCACTCTATCATCTGCTTGTAATATTTGATTTTTTATATTATTAACTAAAACAAAAGGCGTTGAATCAGGGTCTCCGTCTCTTGTTCCTGCCACTACGACTGGCTTTTCTATTTCTAGCGGTTCACCTAGGGCGTCAGCAATTTCTGTAAGTTTGGTTATTGCTTCTTCATCCTTAACTCTAAGATTTAGGTCATTTCCAACCCTTAGTACGTGTTTTGTTCCGTTTTTTGTGCCGTCCTCAGTACCTACAGTTAAGGAATTATCTGGTGTAGAACTAAAAGCGTCTAAATTTACATTTAATTCTAAATTTTCAACATTTAAAGTGGCGGTTGTGGGAAGAGGGTTGCTCTCGTCGATATATCTTCCGTACTTATCAACAACTACGTTGCGTAGAGCCAGCGTAGGCTCTTCGTCATAAACCGCTCTGATAATTTCTTGATTAGTAATGCCGGGACGGGGCTGTTCCGCCGCAAGAATTGCGGCATTTTTAATAGTTGTGTATGCGCTTATATTTGTAAAGGTGTGTATATTGGACTTACGAGGCCCAACTTTAAGAATAGTGTTTGATAGAACAGCTTTTACCTCAAGCTCTAAATTTGGCTCTCCATTCGCTGTAATAACTACATGTTGCTTTGTTTTAAAATTGGATGTGTCGGCAATTTGAACGGTGCCATTGGCGCCACCATTAGAAGTAAAAGCGCGAGCTGTGATAGCTGCGTATCTTTTCTCAAATGCCATACCACACCTTAATTAGCCAACCCTATGGCTAATTTTTTAACTTAGTCTTGCTTATCATTTACGCTACCTAGCTTTTTAATTAATTTTTTAAAGATAGGTTCGCCATAAATAAATTCAATGTTTTCAACAATTGAAAGAAGCTCCGTCATTCCAATAGCCGATGCTACAATTTTACTCACTGGAATTACGTTATCTAGTAAATAAATTTCAGCCAAAAAACCAGACATGAGGGCTATTTGATACACACACATTTTTGTGACTGTACGTCTCCACCCTGCAGAAGTAATTTTTTGACCTTGTTTTACGGATTTCCAGCAGCCTGTAATCAAATCTACAAAAATTAAAAACCCAGCACTGAACATCACCATGTAAATTGGCGCAAAAATTCCCACTAATCCAACAAGACTAGATTTAATCCAATTTTCCATTTTATCCTTTTTCGATCTACTGTGGCAAATCGACTGCACCAGCGGATTCTGATTGGTCTCCATCCTCAATTTGCATGTAACGAGCAAGATAGTTAATATTTACTCGAGCGCTCCCTTTTGCGCTAACTCCAGTTGAATATCCAGTTGATTTACAACCAACAAAATTTGCTATTACAGGGCCGTCTGGGTTTTGGCGATCGGAAATTGTAATAGAAATATCTTCGGCATTCAAAAGATCTTGAAGCTTGAGAACTTTACCTTGTTTGTGAGGGCCTTCACCAATAATACGAACACCCGAAAGAGAAATAGGTACCGCTTCATAAGAAAGAGGAACCAATTCAGATGAGCTAAATCTGCCTAAAATGTGGATAGGCTCCATTGGGGTATTGACGGTATAGCTGTAGCTTTCTGCAATCGCTACTATTTCATTATCGATGCGCACTACCGCACGTGCACCTGTAAAAGTCTTTGCTGCCATAAAGTCTCCTTTAAATCAAAGATTGTCATTTTGGGGTATTTATATGGTGATTTTTATTAAAAGATTGTTTTTTCAGAATAATTTTTTGATTTTTATATCAATGCAAAACAAAGAAAAATAAAAACCCCGCCGAAGCGGGGTTTTTATTCATAAGTATTGGAAATTACTTATTAGATAGAGGCCGCAATATTGTCCATCAATACGTTTTTGCGTGGCTGTCTAACACCCAAAGTAACGAATTGGAAGAATGCTTTTGGCATGCTCAAGTTACTTACCGCAAGTTCCATAGAAGTGAATGGAGCAAGTTCTGCCATTTCCATTGTGTCTGCTTGAATCAAGAAGCCAGTAATTGAACCCGGCTCACGGTTGCCCAAGTCTACAAACAGAGTAGTGGCAGCGCCTGAATCTTTAACGCGACCAATGAATTTAGCTGAAGCAGCAGATCCACCAGCGTTAGAACGATAAACGTTGTAATATTTTGCACCAGAAACTTGGTTAATGGTGAGATCACAACGCTGACCAAGGGTGATAGCCTGAACTACGTTAGAAGACTTCACAGACTCGCCTCTTTCAGATACTGCAGTTACGTAGTATGTGTAAGAGCCAGCAGCCAATTGTGAAGCGGCATCAGCAGCAGCAGCGGCAGTAGCAGAAGGAGCGGCAGGAGAACCCAAACGAGCACGTGCTGGGCCTGTTTTAGCAGACAAGAAGCGAGAAGGCTCTAGAGATACAACAGCAGAGCTAGTCCACTGAGTACGCAATTGAGCGCCTGAAGCGTCTTGAGCTGAGCCAGCAAGCATGATACGCTCTTTTGCGAAAGCAATCTTATTGTACTTAGAAAGAGCAATAGGATCGAGCAAGAGCTTATCAGCACGGCCCATTTGCATAGCAGACTTAACAGCAGCATCTTCGATGTTTGATTGAGCCAAAGCGCCGTTAACAGCAACGATAACAGACTGATTTGAGCCGTATTCAGCAAACATCAAATCTTGAGTGTTAGCGATAGAGTCTGACTCACGAATTTGAGAATCAACACCGCGCATATTTGGCATATCAGCGATAGCCAATGGGTTTCCGTCAAAAACACCAGCGTTAGAGAAATCAGACTGACCGCGGAAAAGGTCGAACTCGATATCAGCAGAAAGCTTCATAGCAGCGTCTTTAGCCGCACGATCTTCAGCTTTTACGCCATCGACGGTAGCAACTAGGTTAGCAGCGACTGATACGCGACGAGTTGTTGAGTAGTACGCCATAGGAACTGTAGCACGTACGAAGTTTGAAGTATCTTCTTCTCCGATACCGCCCTCATACTGAGCTGATCCGCCAAAAATACCGTAGTCAAGCTGACGGTTAAATTGGAAAAGGGTTGACTTCACTGATTTCTTAGAAACCATTTTTTGAAGTTTAATGTGAGAATCGTCAAAAGTGACAACTTCCATTACGGGTGAAAGATCTTCCATTTGAAGAGCTGCACCTTGAGTAAGCGTACTAGGAGCGGCATTGTAAGAACCCGCCTCTAGCGCTTTCAAAAGGTCTGTTAATTGTTCGCTGACCATTGTTTCCTCCTATAAAAGGTGTTTAATTGATTCGATGTTTGTTTTGCCTTCGTAAAAACTTACAATAGCTTCTTTGTCTTTCTTCTCAAGCTTGCCAGAGCGAATTTTTTCGCTAAGAGCTGATTTGATTTCCGACTTAGAAAGTTTTGCAAAATCTTTTTCTTGGGCGGTATTTTCGTTTTCAGACTTCTTGATAAAATCTACTTCAGAAGTGATAGCTTTGCGCTGTGGAGCGGCTGGCTTAACACTCTTAGTGATAATTTCAATAGCCTTTTCCAAGTTTTTCTTAAGCTCTTCGTTAGAAGCTTTAACAGCTTCAAGTTCAGACTTAAGTAGCTTGGTTTCCTCACTCTCCTCGGACTTTTTCATTTCAGAGACGCCAAGAACCTTTGAAAGTGCTTTCAAATGAGTTTCAGCTTCTGATTTTTCCATAGAAGAATAGAGTTCTTCAATCTCTTGTTCAAAGTCAGCTTCGACGTTTTCAGTATTTTCACTAGCAGCCTCTTCTTGCTTGACTTCTGCTTCAGCCTTAGCTAGAGCTTGTGAAAATTCAGCTTCAACCTCTTGAATGACTCTGAGCATATCTTCTTCTGTATAATGTTTTTTCATAGATTGCTCCATTCAGTAAGTGGTTGATATTAAACGCTCTTAGTTGGCCAACGTAGTTCATGCTCAAGAGAAGCAACAATGCTTGCAGAATCAGCAGAAGAAATTGTTACCGCTGTACCGCCTGTAACTTGACGTACACGTGTTTTAGAAGCAAGCTTGGTTACTTCGTGCATAACAATAGCTAGATCTTTATGAGAAAGAGCTGTGTCGTCGAACACAACATCAACCGCATGTGGCGCAAAAGCAGAGAAAGAGTTTCCGAAGATGTCAGGTGATACAGCATCGGCACCTTTAATGCGAACGAGACATACTGGTTGGTTTGCAGCTTCGTTGCCGCCAGCAGACATAATAATGGCAGGCCATCCTTGTGAATCTTTAAGAGCGCGAATAGTGTCCAGACCTGAGTTGCCTTTCAATCTGAAACCTAAATGCTCTTCTAGTTTGCGGATAAGTGATTCCGCTTTAGCTGTGCTAGGGGTCATGATTTCCTCCAAATAAATGGGTTGTGCACGTAAATGTGCGTTTTTATTTAATAATTATCATTTACAGAATTAAATAAATGATTTTAAATACTTGGACTGTGGTTCAGAGCAAAAATATTTATTTTTGTTCAAAAATGTAATAGGAAAAGCAATCTTTATTGTATATTTTAGAGGTAAAAAATGAAAAACAGTGAAATTGGTTCTTTTCTTGCTGGAATTGGCGCAACAGAAGATATCGATAGTTCTGGTGAAATTATAGAAATAAAAGGGATTGATCACAGCTCCCTTCTTAAGGATGGGAAGGTGCATTTTGAACATAAGAACGATAATAGCTCCCAAGTTATTGGAAAGATTGTAGATTGCAAAAAAATTCTAAAAGAGTCCGACTGCGAACACGAACTTCATAAATATTTTTGGGAAAAGGCCAGAAAACGCCCTTACATGTATGTTGCGGCAGTCTTATTTGATAAAATGGGACATCAAGGCGCTAAAGACGCCCTTGCCCAAGCTAAATTCGATCAACACCTAGACACTGATAAAACCAACGGCATGAGCTGGTGGTCGATCGAAGGTAGTCGTCTTGATAAAGAAGGGAATAGAATTAAGAAGTGTATTGCCCGTGATTGGGCTTACACCCACCGCCCCTGCAATAAGGCTTGTATTGCCGAATTGCTAACCGACGAGCAAGCTGATAAGTTTATTCCGCAGATTGCCAAGAAAAAAGTACAAGATTCTATGAAAAAATCTATGGCGGAAGAAGCTGATCTTAAAAAATCAGGCACTAAATATTTCAAGCAGTTAGCTCGCGTTAAAAATGTTAAAACGGGGCAAAAAAGTACAAGAGATTATACTCCTATTACCACCGCTACTGGCGAGCACAGGGAAGGAATTAAAACACAACCTAAAAGGATATTCAGTTCAATGGCTGAAGCCCCAGAAAGGGCTAAAGTTGGAGATAGAATTTTACACAATAAACCAAAAGTGAGATCTGGGGCCTCTATTTACAAAGACCCCGAAACTTGGAAAAAAGAGATCGACACAGAAAACCCATTAAGAAAGGCTGTAAAAACTAAAATTATGAGAAAAAAAGAAGATAAATACCACATATATGAGGGCAAACAAAGAATCACTTCAACTCCGCTTTCATTAAAAGAAATTAATGAAAAACATGGAGGAGCCAAAAAAATAGAAAGCAGTGGATATAGATTAATACCTCACAAAGAGGAAAATGGATTGACTTCAATGAAAAAAAATAAAATTCTAAAATCCATAATTAACGAGACTTGGGATGTCTTTAAACATAAAGACTTGCTTATCGAAACTATTAAGAAAAATCAACCTCACCTCTCTCAAGAAGATGTTTTAAATGTTGCTAAAACTTATGTTTATATTGACATGAAAAAACAAGAAAATGAGTTAGAGGATCTTTTTGAAAAAAGTAAAAAAGGTAGGTGTTGGGAAGGGTATGAGCCAACGCCCGGCAAAAAACCCTACTCTAAAGGAAGCTGTCAGCCAATAAAAAAGGCAAAGGTAAGCGAAGGCAAGACAAAAAAAGAAAAACAAAAAACTAGAGCCGAAAGAGCTGCCAGCGCAGAAGAAAACGAAAATAAAAACGTACATAGCCCAAGCGAAGCTGGCGCTAGAAATTATGCCGACCCAAAATCAGGAATTAAACAGGCAGATAAAAAACGCATGAGATTTGGCCTGACTAATTTTAAGCCGCTCGACGAAGGTCAACGTAAGCATTTAAAAGAAATCCATAATCAAAAAATGAAAAATATTAAGTCCGTTATCCCTAAACTTCCAAAATCCAAAAAGATGGGCAAGTCTGAAGATTTCAAGTTTAAAGCGGATCATAAATCAGACAAGGGCGGTTTGACCGAAAAAGGTCGAAAAGCCTACAATAAAGCAACGGGATCTAATTTAAAAAGACCCCAGCCCGAAGGTGGGAAAAGAAAAAAATCTTTTTGTGCAAGAAATAAAGGTCAAATTGATATGCACAATATAGACTGTAAAAAAGATCCTGAAAAAAGAGCATGCAAAGCAAGGAAACGTTGGAAATGCACAAAATAGATTATTCAAAAAAACCTCACTTAAATAAAAAAAACGTTATTTATAAAATAACCAATACCGTTAACGGCATGATATATATTGGTCAGACAAGACAAACAGCCTCTCGCAGATGGAAATCGCATAGAAAAGACGCCAGAAAACTAGAAAAAGGTCAAATTAATAAAATTAGTGCCTACCTTTATAGAGCTATTTTAAAATACGGAGATAAAAACTTTAAGGTAGAGATTGTAGAGCAGTGCGAACCGCATCTCTTAAACGAAAGAGAGCAGTTTTGGATTAAAGAATTTAATTGTTTAGCGCCTAATGGATATAACCTGACTACTGGCGGAAAAAACTTTGAATTTTCTGAAATTACTTTAGAAAAAATGTCAAAAAATAGAAAGGGTAAAAAGTTAAATGTTGATTACTCAAAATTAAGAAAATTCAACTCAAGACCTATGAGATTTACCAAAGATGGGGAAACATATATTCCAGATATACCTACCGATTTTATGAAAGAACATGGACTGGATAGATCGCATTGTCATAAAGTAGCAAAAGGTCAGCCATTAAAAACATATGGCCGAAACGGAAAGTGTTTTTTGACAGTGCCCGCACACCACAAGGGCTGGAAAGTGGAATATGTTGAAACTAAAGAAAATTTTTATGAAGAAGTTTAAAAGATACGCTGCCCTACTTATCGAAGACGATAAAGGAAATATGCTTATGGGCAAAAGAACAGATTCGGGTAAGTGGGCAAATCCGGGCGGAAAAATCGAAGAAGGGGAAGATCCTTTTACGGGCGCTATTAGAGAGTGTATCGAGGAAACAGGACTTGAACCACGAAAAATTGAAATGATCAATGCAAGGTTTAAAAAAGATCGGAAAGTGCTGGTTTACGGTTTCAAATTAGAAGTTGATACAAAATCTAAACCAGACCCTTCTAAAGACCCTGACAAAGAATTTAAAGAGCTAATCTACGTAGACCCATCCAAAGTGGTTGAGGATTTGCACATTCCGATTGAGGATAATATACTTTTAGAGTATTACATGGAGAACTAATATGCGTTTAAGTGCAAAAATGCTTAAAAATGTAGCTAATGTAAATCATTTTCAATATGAAGATCAGGTCTATATTTTGGAAGGGAGCACAAACGAATTTTATTTTCGTCTAGTTGATTTAAATAAATTAACCTACGGAAAAGATTCAGAATCTTTACCAGATCATCCGTTAAGGTATATTCCTGCCGTCGGAGCAACAATTGAGGTAGAGTTTGATAGCTTGTTTGATGATGAAAAGTTCACTGTAAACGCTACACAACCATTTCCTGAAGATAGGTCAATTTGGAAAGTACAATTAAATGACGATCAATTACCCCGTACTGGTAATTTCATTTTTACTTTAACTGAGGGAACCAACACTAAAAGAGTTGTTGTTAGAGGTGCGATTTCTGTTGAACTTAATGATGTAGGAGGTTGTTAATGGCCAGCAAAGGAAGAACCTACAAAACTAAGTCATACCCTCAATCGGCATCTGAAACGTCCGATCTTTTTAGCAGAGTTGAACCGCTAATTACACCCGCCCAACTTAAAAGTCGCTATCTTCATGGCGTTGATATTTCAGACTATAGCGAAGATGAGATTAAACAGGAGATTTGGCTTGCTATCCAAGAAATAGAGCTGCTCCTTAACATGCCTTTGTGGCCCATTGAAGTGACGGAAAGAAAGCCATACGAGTACAACCATATCCACAATTACTGGCACTTTAAATGTGAAAGGCGCCCAGTCCAATCCGTTGTGTCGGTAGAAATTGTATCTTCAGACGGGCAAACCGTTTGGAGAGCACCCCAAGAATGGATTGAGAAAGGCAATATTAAGACCAAATCTCAGATTAACTTCCTCCCGCTTCTTTCTACAATTGCTGGCGGAAGCAACATTCAAACAGGCGATACCACTGGAAATTCGATTTTTTTGCAAGCCATCGGATTTGCTCGTTGGATACCTGCGTTCTTTGAAGTTAAGACGATTGTAGGTTTTGGAGATAAAGAGGGGAATTTGCCCGTACTAATTAACGACCTTGTGGGACTTTCCGCCGCTACTGAAATCCTGTCCGCAAAACAGAATCAAAATACGTTTACCAGCCAATCCCTATCTCAAGACGGCATTTCTCAAAGCTCCAGCTCTGCAGGGCCCCAAATCTATCAAGCAAGGATAGACGCACTTAATCAACGAAGAGAGCGCATGCTATCGAAAATTCAAATGATATTTAATAATAGATATTTTATTTCTAATATCTAGTCAACAACCACTTTGTGCGGCTCAACTATCGCCATATTAGCGTTTAAAATTTCCTCCCCACTAGACAACAAGACAAACTGGCTGGTTTGGTATGGGTTGTAATATACAGCCTTAGGATTTTTTATAACAAGATCCGATTCCTCCCACTCCCCAATAACAAAAGCATGCACATTCTTTTGCTTTTCCTTAAGTACCTTCTCTCTACCATTTTGGTAAACTTTAAATTCAACATTTGTAAGATTTGCCCTATCAACATGTTTCCACAGTCTCCAACCCTTAGCGGTTTTATGCTGTACAGATAAGCATTTTTTATGTAAATTTCTGTAAACTCTAACCTTCATACTAAGCTCCGTTTTATTTTTTAGTCTAACATAGATCTTGTTTGTGATTACTCCATTTTACCATAACTATACGCTGTGTCAAAACCTAAATTTTGTCAAAATGAGATATCAAGCACTTAGCAAAAAAGCAATCTTTCTTGTATAATTCCATATTTATGGTATATTTTAATTATGATACACAAAAAAATACTTAAATTAATAAAAGAAAAGCAATTTTCATCTCTTTACAAAAACGAAAATGACCACCCGCTTTACAATAAAAAGCCGCACTTCCTTTTTAGTGTTGAAAACCCCAAATTTGAGGTTTCGCATCAAACCACGCATGAAGATACGATCAACGATCTTAGGGCTAAAGGCTTTAAGGTGCATCCTCTTAAGGGAAAATACGACGGCAAAATTGAAAATTCCATAATGGTAGAGAACCCATCCCCCGCGGCTGTAAAAGCTTTAATGGGCCTTGCCAAGATGACAGGGCAAGAGAGCGTTATCTATTCTGATGGAAATGGCGGGCATGAATATCATTATGTCAACGGAGAAAACGAGGGAAAACATCATAAAGGTCATGGAACGTCTATACCTATAGTAGCTCCTCAAGACAACTTCTCTACTATGGAAGATGGCACAATGTTTGCCCATTCCTTAGATTTTAAAAATTTGTACCCACAAGACAAATCTATTCTGAGGCAGCATTTTAGACAGGAAAAGCTTTTTAAAAGTGAAATAAAAAAAAGAGTTTATATACCTAATAATATTAGAAAATCAGAACATACTGGACAAGAGATTAACCTTGTTCATTACAGTCCTGAAGAAAATTTGCAAGAAATATCCCCCTCTTTTCATGGTAAAAGAAATATCGGAATGGAAGCTAAGCGTGGCGCACCTGAACATAAGCTTGCTTTTTTCTACAGAGAGGGCGCTAAGCCAGAAGAGGTTGTTACGACTGGCGCAAAAGCCAAATATGTAACAAAACTAGATCATGGACATAGATTGTACGATTTGGGGGAAGACACTGAAGGTGTAAGGGCAGCAGCAAAAGCTAAAGCTGATAAAAGACAAATTAACCGTGGGGCGGTTACTAACGACGATATTCATGAAGAGCTTAAAAACAGAGGGTATCATGGGTTTTTTAATAGCAAAAGTAGCCTACCTGACGTTATAGCTATGTTCTATCCCATGCCAGTTTATGAAAAACATCAGTTACATCCTGAAGATTTTAAACAGACTAGCGCTATCGACAGACATAAAATGGACAATTTGCAGCAATCAGCAAAACAATACGCACAAGAATTTGGGCATCACGATCCAAACTTTTTGGCTAATTTGGCTTATGATCTAGGTAAAAAATGATGAGATCAAAAAGTGTACTTAAAAATTTATTTAAACAAGAACATCCTAAATTAGAGGGTGACACTCTCGAAGCTAATCGTAATTTAAAAATCAAGAAAAAAGCTCCAGTAGATAGGCGTGTCATGGAGGCTTGGGGTGGGGCTAAACTTCATAATATATTGAATGAAAGAGGTAAACCTTTATCGGGAAGAGAGCTATACGCCTATCTTGCTGGAAACGATCATGGACAGCGCCCTTTCAATCATTCAATTAGGGATGCGGAAAATTTGTTTTTTAATAACGATTCTGAAAAAAATATTCCAGAGGAAGCTGCACAAATAGCTTTGGATCATGCAAATAAACTTTTTAGAAATACTAAAGCTCCGAGATCTAGAAGAAGAAGGGCGGGAGAAATAATAAAAACATTGCTTCAATATGCAAAACTCCCCTCCTCCACTTACGACAAAATTTTAAGTAGTAAAGATAATCCTTATAATGCTAAATACACAGCACAAGACAGCGAGGGCAAGGAAGTAGAGTTTACTCCTAACATTGAAAACTATGTTTTATCAAATCCAAATTTAGAAGAAAAACATGTTTTAATGGCTGCTGAAAATTATCCTGAGCATATCGAAAAAATTCTTAAGTCAAAAAGTCCTGCAATAAATAGCGAAAGGTTCCTTAACCATATCCTATCTAGAGATCATATTTTTGAAAAAATTCCACAGTATGCTCTTTTTGGTATAGCAAGGTGGCACAGCGAAGGTTTAACTCCAACTAGCGCAAAAAAAATAATTGAGCACCCTGATTTTAAAAACTACATTACCCATCATGAACAACTGGATAAAATTTTAGACAAACTTAGTCCAGAAGACAGGAAGAGCTACATTGACAGCAAACTAGGGATTACTGGTGGTGAAGCTTACGACCCCGAAAAAACTGGCGACGAAAATTGGGATAACTGGAGAGTAGGGAAAGGTTATGACGCTAAAGTAGCTAAATTAATTTCCAGATCTAAACATTTAGACGATTCTCACGTTGAGCACATTAAAAGACATGGCGATTTTGATCAAAAATACGACATGTACCACAAAAACAAAAATATAGACCCAAGACATGCTGTCGAGATGTTTGAAAAATGGAAGAATGATGATGACCATCATGGATATAGCACAGACGAATTAAACGAAAAAAATAAAGAAGAGTTTAATATCTACACTCATGAAGATCTACCCGAAGAAGTTAAACAAGAAATAATAGAAGAGGGGTACGATAACGGAGCGATTGACGAACATGCTAGTGCAATATTTCCTTACGAAGATTATTTAAATACCTTAAATGATGATGATATTTTAACAATAATGGGCTCTAAGTATGATGATATTGATGAAATACATGAAAATTTAGCAAAAGAATATAATTGGAAAGTTGACAATCCAAATTCAAAACAAAACATAGGAAAAGCTGACTTTGACTCCCTAGACAAACTGGCACAAAAATACGACAGAAGTCGTGCGATAGATTTAGATGAATTTGAAGAAATAACTGGCTACAGGCACCCTTCAGAAATAGGCCTGCCCGAACTTTATGATAAAAAAGCAGACTATATTGACATGGAAAAAGTCTATGATAAGTTGGACGAGTACGGAGGCCCTTCTCAAATAGACTATGCCAATCACCCCACCTTAACTATTACTGATCACCCTGATTATGATGACAGATTTGAGGAGGCGGCTAACGATTGGAGACTCAAGCACTGGAAAGATAACCGTTATGACATAGCTGATGAAAACCATCTTTACGAAAACTACCATGAGCATCCTGATTACGAACAAGCGATGGAAGAAGCTAGAAAATCTTATTTAGAAGAAAATGCTGAAGACCACGTAGCGGAACTATATGAAAATTCACATCAAGATCCTGATTTTGTTCCTGAACATGTGCGTCCACATATTCCTAATTTTGCAGATCTTGCAAATTTTAAAATTAAAAAAATAAAGGATAGTGGTGAAGGTAAATTTCTTGACAAATACATTCCTAAAAGAGAGTATGAGCATTCTTACGGCGAAAACCAACATCACTATGAACTAGCTAAGGATTATGCCGACGCCAAGGGTGGCAGTATTGATATTGGAACCTTGCACAAAATATTCCCTAATCAGAAAGATATTTGGAAAAAGATGTTTGGTGATAAAGGTAGGCTCAGTTCGGAAGAAATACAAAAAAAAATAGACGAAATTCCAAAAACAAAGTATGACATAACTTATAAAAAATGGGGTCAAGATCAAATGCAAAACACAAACAAGCAAGATGAGGTTGTGTTTAGATTAGATCATTCTGACGACAGCATCAAGGCTTTGCAAAAAAACCCTGAGCTTTATAATACATTTCAAAAAATACAAGAACTCTCTCAAAGAAGCGGCCATCCAACGAACAAAAACACAATTGCGTGGGCTAGAGTGGACTTTACCAACCCCAAAAAGCCAATGATTAGTGAGCTTCAGTCAGATTACGGCAAAACGGTAAGGGAATATCTTAAACAAAACGGAAGGGAGAGTGAAGCTAAACATATAGCTGAAATTGAAAAAATTCACTCAAATTGGAGAGAAAACCTTTTAAATGCAGTTTTAAAGGCCGCTAAGAAACATGGTGCCGAAAAAGTTTACACACACTCCCCAGAAAGCAAGGCTAATCATACAGGAAGTGATACGATTCATACTGTATATCACGACAGCTATAGAAAAGTCCCTAGAAATATGGGATTTAAACCTGTCGAAATGGAAGAGATGCCCTTGACGGAATATGGTAAGAGGTATTTTGTAGTAGGAAAGGAAGAGACTCCTGAAGAAAGAGAAAAGAAACATGAACAGGCAATAAAGCACCATTTAGAGCATTATAGCGCTTTTTCTCAAAATCCAGCTTTTAAGGGTGCTTCTGACTACCATTTAAATATGGCCAAGAACCACTATAATATTTGGAGGAGTATAGGAAACAAAAATACAATAGAATTAGACACTCCTGAAAATATTAAAAATATCTCACACGTTTTTGGTGCAAAAAACCTCAGCCTGCCTAAAGATAACGTAGAATCTGCCCCTGTTCCTCACAAATACGACGAACTTCTTGGCAAGCCCTTAGAACAGCCCAAAAAGCTACAAGGGCACGTTTATGACCTAAATCCAATTGATTTAAAAAAGAGCATTGAACTGGCCACAACCCTAATCAAAGCCGAAATTCTGTATGTTAAAAAACATCTTAAAAATCAAGATGTTATAAAAGATACCGTCAATATCTCTTTAATCAAGAAAATGCTTGGATATGACAATCTTTAACTTATAAGAGGAATTTATGAACCTTGATAAGTTATTGAAATTAGAAGAAATTGTTGAAAAAATCATGAATAATGACGACAATCTATCCAAAGTCAAAATTAATCCAGAGCACGGTAGAATTATTGCTGACGCCTATGAGGCTATGGAGTATAATCCTAACCATCCAGATGTCAAGCCGCAACAGCTTGATCAGGAATCTTTGTCTCCAGCTCATAAGATGCTTGGACTGTCTAAGGATGGGGGTAAAAAGCAACTAGAAAAACCCAAAAAACAGCAAAAAGAATTTAATGCAGAAGATTTTTTAGCCGCTTCAGAAAAAACATATATGGGCCTTGGTTCAGCCCTTAAAAAAGCTGCTATAGATTTGGCTAAAGGAAGCTTGCAAAGAAAAACCCCTTTTAATCCTAAATCTCAAGAATTGCCAGAAGAATTGGCAAATTGGATTTATGGATCTGGATCTCCTGAGGATAGAAAAAAAATACCTAGGATAGAAGGAAATGCCAGAGCTAGAGCTTTACATAAGCTTTCGGGAATGACAGACGTTAAAATAGATGAAAACGGCAAAAGGCATTATCTATTACATAGAGGGGTTGGGCCTACAGAATATAAGAAATATGTAGATGAGGAAAGCAAACAAACAAAACACCACACTTCTCCAGATCTTCAAATGTCCTCTTGGACTCCAGACCACAGCGTTGCTTATAATTTTTCTAATGACCCTAGCGGGAATCATGTTATATCTGCCTATATATCTGAAGATGATATCCACTCCATTCCCATGCAGACAGGGGTTAAATTTAAAGGAAAACATCAACCTCTCTCTAGTAGATTAAAACGTGAAAAAGAGGTTATAGTCAACCATACAAAGCCGCATAAATTGTTGGATAAAGAAACAGCATTTAAACTATCACTACCTCACAGTAGCTACGAAGCTTTAAGAGGGGATACAGTTAGAGATGTGCAAGGTAGCGACGGATATTACGATAAAATAGATGTTTCCAACGTAAATCAAAAGATAAATGAAAAAGCAAAAGCCAAAAGCGGCGGATTGGATATTAAATATAATAAGCTAACAGCAAATGAAAAGCAAAAACCTAATCTTAAAAAAACCCTCACCGCTGGAATACCATCAGGCGCCCCATCGACGTTAACTGGGGGAGAGGCTTTGCAGAAAGAAAGTTTAACGGCAGACTTGCAGAAACCCTTCTCTAGTAAGGCGCAGAGGAGGTTTGCTTATGCCAACCCCGAAAAGTTTGGCGGTAAAAAGGGTATTGAAGAGTGGGAAAGTAAAACCCCAAAAAATATACCTGAACGGGTGAAAAAATCCAAAAAACAAAAAACCCTAAAGGATATGAAAAAAGGTGAACGTGGCGATTGGAAGAAAGAAGGATACACTTTTACACACAAGCAAGATATAGACGAAAGATTTACTCCTGATTACATTAGCCATACCGTTTATGCTCACGACAAAGATGGAAATTTGGCTGGAAAATACTTTTTTTCAGAAAAAATTGAAGGTAAAAAAGGAAACCCACAATTACCCGATTTTTACGCATCAGCTTTGCTGACCCATAAAGACCATAGAAGAAAGGGTTTAGCTTCTGCCGCTCATGATTTTATAGAAAGCAAGGTGGGCAAAAAGGTAGAAACAAGCCCCATCCTTTCTGGGGAGGGTCGAAAATTCTACGCAAACAGAGAAAAAATTAATAAATCTGAACAAATTCAAAAAGCTAAAAAAAAGAAAAATCACACCCCACAGGGGATAATTAAGAACGAAAAAGAAATAGAAGCTGAAAACCTTAAAATAAAAGAAAATAAAAAAAAGCTAAAAGCGACTAAAAAACACAAATTTAAAGCTGCTAAATATACTCACCCCAACGGACACCCCAGATGTATCATTTGCGGTAACGAAGAAACGATCGATGGAATTTGTAGATCAAGCTTAGAAAAGACTGATATTTTAGAAGAAAGTAAGCCCAACCTTCAAAAAATGTCGAGAGGGTTGCCTGAATTTAAAAACTTTCCTAAAGTTACATCTAGACCCGATCAAGAAATACAAAATATTGATACTGAAAGACAAGCAAAAATGTTTGGTCGGAAAGCTGCAGCAAATTCTGTATTTTCAGAACGCGACCCCTATAATACGCTTATTAAGGAGAAATTTTATCAAGCAGCAAGACCCTTTGATGAAAAAACAATAAATGAAAATATTTCTGCCGCCAAAGCAAAATTTGATTATGATATGCCTAAAGAGCAATTCACTCACATAGGGTTGGTTGGTCAGGGGGATTTGATCAAAAAACCAGTCGGTATGGTGGCTGGAGAAGGCAACTATCCTACAGGAGCCAGAAGGCAACATGAGGCAATTCATCTACTTCTAGACGATTTAGGCAAAAAGTATGGATACAAAATAAGCAATCACGCTCAAGATAGAATTAATCAGCTAATCCATCCAGATATTAGAGATCACTTAGCAATCCACATGTCTAAAGTAGGCTACAGCCCTGAAGCTCATCATAGCGAGTACGCTCCGCACTTATATGAGATGTTGCACGACCCCAAAACTAGAGATTTAATGAGAAAAACAAACCCTGAATTTGCAAATAAAGAAAAAGAACTTATGGGACACGCCAAGAAAAGCTGGAAGGCCATTTTAGACTTTGCTAAGAATTTAAAAAATATAAAGTAAATACAAATGAAGAATAAAATAGATAGAATATTTAGACACATTGTAAATAAACATGGGCTTTCTCATGTTCAGGATTTTTTTGGTAAATCAGAGGTCTATGAACCTTGGTTTTTTACGGATGAAGACGAATTAAATAAAGCTATGCCTCCAGAGGAAGAGGGGGTTACTCATCCTACTAACTCTAGCTGGCAAAGTAAGCGCCATCCAAGTGGGATTATGATGTGGGCGCATAGTCCAGAAAAGGCCAAAAAAGTAGATCAGATAATCAATAATAAAGCCGCCCATCAAAAAATTCTTAATTCCTTGCCAGATACCCATAAGCAAGCCTATGCTAACATGGTATATCAAGTAGTTAATGATCCTAATAGGCACTTTATACCTACTGCAGAAAAAGGAAAACAACAGGTTAGGGCGCGTCACTTGGCAGAGTTGCTTTCTAACTCAAAAAGTGTTAAACTTGATACATCTCATCCCGATAGACTCACTGTTCATAGGGAATCTCATACACAAGGTATTGGGCCTAGAAATATATCAATACATTTTCCAACCAAGGGGAAAGTATGAAGCATATTACCGAAATGACAGTTAAAGAAGTTGTAGAGCTTTACCTAAGTGGAGTTGAACTATCTATTGAAGACGATACTTACGCCCAAGAGTTTTTTTGGGATGAAATATCCAAAGCTTACGCTATTAAAAATGAAGAAGAACGCGCAAGATATTTGCAGACTTTGGATTATATTAAACAAAATGAAGATACATTTGTTGATTTAGGAGAGCGCCATGAATAGAAGGGGTATAGTTATAACCGAAGAAAATAAAGACCTTCAAAAGGGTTCTTTACAAAGACGCAATCCTTTCAATCCATTATCTAAAGAAAACGAGACTACACAGACAAAACAAAGAATGTGGACTCATGAAGAGATGTCGGAAATGAGAGATTCTTTGCCCAAAATGGAGGGTGCCGCCAGACTCAGAGCTTTGAATAAGCTTGCAGCAAAAACTCATGTAAGAAAAGATCCCAAAACTGGCGAGAGATTGTTTTTAATGCACAGGGGGATGGGGCGAGAGGAGTATAAGGGCGCTCATGATCACAAAAACGGCTATACAAAGTATGAAATTGGAGAAAGAACAAGCTGGACTCCAAAATACGATGTTCCTTACGACTTTGCTACGGCTGGAGGCGGCGTTGTATCTGCTTGGATTCCTGAATCTTCTATAATTCATTCTTTAAATCAGTTTAACTCCCCTACCCAAGAAGGAATTGAAAACAGGAATAAGCCATTTGGCCCTAAAAAACCAAATGGAAGGAAAGAGGCTGGCGGAAGATCTATCACTGAACGAGACGAAGATGAGTTTATTGTACAGCATGATCGACCGTTTTTGCATGCTGATAAAGATTTTATAGATAAACTTAAAGATCAAAAATCCTTGGAAAGATTTGGCCCTGCAGATTGGGGGCTGCCTAAAACTCCTAGCGTCAGAGCTAGGATCAACAAGCCTTCCAGAACTGCAGAATTGCAGGGACAAGATAAGAGAGAGCTTTTTAATCAAGGAATTAACCTTAAAGAAAAAATTAAACCAGTCGAACAAAATATAAACAAATCAGAAAAAATCATGTCAAAAAAATTTGTTTTACATGAAGCAAGCTATGAAAAATTAAAGAAAAACGTTCCAACAATGAAACAAATGTTGGGGCCAAATTTAACTCAGGAACATCAAGAACATATCAATTGGGCTAAAAAGCTTCCCAACTCTAATTGGCAAATTTGGGCAACAAGGCATTATAAAAATAAACCAGAAGATTTTACACCAGAAATAAAACAAAAAATTGAACATTATGCTGGAAGTCAACATATTCCAGAAATTTCAAAAGTTCAGTTTGAAAAACATCATGACTTGCATTCTGGCCTCCAAATGCTTGAAAATGCTGAAAAGCAATATAATGATAAAATTAAAAATAACATAAATGTTGTAGAGCCTAGCAAAAAAACTTTTAAATTTGTACAAGGTGTCGAAAAACCAAATAGACATTGGTTTGGTTTGGGCGTTGGTTCTTGCAAAAATGAAGGTAAGGCGATGGGGCATTGCGGGAATGTCCCTTCGGAAGTCGAAGGGGATGAAGTTTTATCTTTTAGAACTGAACATAAAATTGGAAAACGAACTTACCATGAACCTCACCTAACATTTATCAACAATAATGGTTTCCTTGGTGAAATGAAAGGTAGAGGAAATGAAAAACCAGCTCCACATTATCACCGTGAAATCGCTAACTTATTGAAACATCCTAGGATTAAAGGAGTAATGGGGGGAGGGTATGAGGCTAAAAATAATTTTCATTTTACCGATCTTTCTCCAGAACTACAACAGGAAGTTTTGAAAGCAAATCCCGATCTTATTACTATGGATGGTAGTGAAGAAGACTTGCATAAAATTTTGTATGGCAATGTCGATTTTCCAGAAAAACATCAGGATGTTTTAAAAGAAATAGCTTCCAACCCAAAATTAGACCCAAAACATCATGGAAGGTTGGCTAATGATGAGAGTGAGAGTGTTCGTCAAGCAATAGCTTCTAATCCAAATTTAGACCCAAAACATCATGGAAGGTTGGCTAATGATGAGTCATGGCGTGTTCGCGAGGCAATGGCCTCTAACCCAAACCTTGATCCAAAATTACATGAAAGATTGGCTGGGGATAAAGACCGTTACGTTCGTGAAGCAATAGCTTCTAATCCTAACTTAAATCTAAAATTTCATGAAAGGTTGGTTAATGATGGAGATTCGATTGTTCGTGAAGCAATAGCTTCTAACCCAAAATTAGACCCAAAACATCATGAAAGGTTGGCTAATGATGAGTCATGGCATGTTCGTAAAGCAATAGCCTTAAACCCAAATTTAGACCCCAAACATCATGAAAGGTTGGCTAATGATGAGGATTCGGATGTTCGTCAAGCAATAGCCTCTAACCCCAACCTAGATCCAAAATTACATGAAAGGTTGGCTAATGATGAGGATTCGGATGTTCGTAAAGCAATGGCTTCTAACCCTAACCTTGATCCAAAATTACATGAAAGGTTGGCTGGGGATGAAGACCGTTACGTTCGTCAAGCAATAGCTTTTAACCCCAACCTTGACCCAAAACATCATGGAAGGTTGGTTAATAATGCGGATTGGACTGTTCGTAAAGCAATAGCCTTAAACTCTAACCTAGACCCAAAATTCCATGAAAGATTGGCTAATGATGAGGATTCGATTGTTCGTGAAGCAATAGCTTTTAACCCCAACCTTGACCCAAAACATCATGAAAGGTTGGCTAATGATGAGAATCCGAGTGTTCGCATAGCAATCGCTCGTAACTCCAACTTAGATCCAAAACATCACGAAAGGTTGGTTCGGGATGGATATTGGGATGTTCGTAAAGCAATAGCTTCTAACCCCAACCTAGATCCAAAACTTTACAACATCTTGCTTAAAGATAGTGATCCAAGTGTTCGTGCAGCAATAAAAAAGAATCCTAGCTATATTAAATGGAAAGAAGAACAAGAAAAATCTAAGAATAATATAAACAAATCAGAGAAAATTATATCAAAAAAAATTGTTTTACATGAAGCAAGCTGTGAAAAATTAACAAAAAATGTTCCAACAATGAAGCAGATGTTGGGGCCAAATTTAACTCAGGAACACCAAGAACATATCGATTGGGCTAAAAAATTGCCAAATTCTAACTGGCAACTTTGGGCAACAAGACATTATAAAAATAAACCAGAAGATTTTACACCAGAAATAAAACAAAAAATTGAACATTATGCTGGAAGTCAACATATTCCAGAAATTTCAAACGTTCAATTTGATAAAAGTCATGATTTACATTCTGGCCTTCAAATGCTTGAAAATGCTGAAAAGCAATATAATGATAAAATTAAAAATAACATAAATGTTGTAGAGCCTAGCAAAAAAACTTTTAAATTTGTACAAGGTGTCGAAAAACCAAATAGACATTGGTTTG